CCGCGCGAGCGCAGCCTGAACCTGTACGGCATGCCGCAACTGGGCGATGCCGAACTCGTCGAGCGCGCGCTGAAAGACTCGGGGCTTGCCATCGTCAAGCGCGACGTGACGCGCTCCTCGTTCCTGCTGCAGGCGGCGCGCGCACGCAACCCGCGCCGCGGCATGATCTTTCTGAAGCAATACCTGCAGGCGGTATGGCCGAACGTCTGGAAGGTCGAGCCGCTCTGGCATCCGATTGCGACCTCGGCGGACTATCCCGACGACCGCACGCCGCTTGGCACGTCTGTCGCCGTCGGCACCAATGGCGTCACGCTCGAATACGACATGGACGCCAACCCGGAAGGGCTGCCGACGGTCTATCGCACGAACTGGCAGGGCAAGCAACGACTCTACTCGACGGCGCGGACCAACCTGCTCACCTACTCGCAGGCGTTCGATAACGCAGCGTGGTCCAAGACGCGTGCAACGGTGGCGACTAGCTCGGCTGTCGCCCCGGATGGCACCGCCACTGCGTACAAGCTGACAGAGGACACCACCGCGTCCAACACGCACAACATAATTCGTAACGTAACAGTGGCGGCCAACACCACCGTTACGTATTCGGTGTTTGTTAAGGCGGCGGAGCGCACATGGGCGTGTGTGCAGATTGGTAATTTCTCGAACCAGACCAACGCGCAGGCGGTGTACATCAACTTGGCCACGGGGGAGCTAACCGCTTCCGACATGTCCCGCGCCAAGGTAACCGCATATCCTAACGGCTGGTATCGAGTCTCGACTACCGTCACCACTATTGGCTCTAGCGTAACCCTCGCTCCGTCCGTGTACACGGCCCTGCTCGGGACTAGCGCTACCTACACAGGGGACGGGACAAGCGGCATTCACGTTTGGGGCGCGCAACTCGAAGTGGGCGGCACCGTTACGAGCTACGTGCCGACTACGACGACGACCGTCACCGTCACCGATTACACGGTCGCGGCCAATGGCGTGGCGACGTTCTCCGATGGCGTGACGCCCGCCACGGCGCTCACGCACTTCCGCACCGGGCGCATTCGCGTGACGCTGCCCGTCACGTCGGATAACGGCTTGGGCCTGCTCGAAATCGCCAAGGCGTTTCGCTCGACGCTTGCGCCGCGCCTGCTGCTCGAACTGCAACTGTCGACCATCTTTGAAAACAAGGGCAACACGGGCGGCCTTGCCTTCGCCAACGTCGCTCGCGGCGTCATGCCGATTCTCGCCATCGGCAAACTCAGCTAATCAGGTGAATCATGGGTAAAAAGACCGGAAAGATTGTCTACAACGTGACCGACCGCGGGCGCTCGCACGTCGGCAAGGATCGAAATTTCGACCTGCGCGCGCTCGCTTCGCTCGTCAATGGCCCGGCCGTGCAGGAGAAGGTCAAGAACCGCGACCTGCTCGGCTTCTACGGCCATAGCCTGCGCATGAAATTCGGCATCAATCCGCCCGAATGGGCGATGGTGGGCGGCAAGCAGATTTTCTTTGAGCCGGCGCTCGTCACGACGCACCTCGCCGCCGACGAGCAGGGCAACATCGAGCACGAGACTGAATTCCTCGACACCGAGCCGGGCAAAATGTCCGCGCGCCTGCACGACAGCAAGACGGGCGGCTTTTCGAGTGCCATCAACGTGCGCCCGGTCGGCGGCGTGCATGTGCCGTATGAATTCGGCGGCTTTGACTATGTGCATGAGCCGAACTACACGACCAACCGCGGCTATGTGTTCGATAGCGTCAACGGTGAGGCAAACCTCGACGAACTCGTGTTCGATTCGGTCATGAGCGACATGCACCAACAGCAGACGGTCATGAATCAGATTTTCGATTCGCTGCAGGCCGATCACCTGCTCGCGATGCAGACCATCGAGCGCATGCGCGAGGAGAACGAGGAATTGCTGTCCATGCTCGCGCAAGCGCGGCCGGGCGTCGTGCTCGATAGCGCGCGCGGGCATCAAGCGCCCTCGCTCGCCGGGCGGCGCAACGCCACCGCCGATTTCGCGCGCCGCGCCGCGGGCTTTGCGCACGCGTCGCTCACGCCGCTCGATGCGCTGAAGGAAGGCGACACCGACGCCGCGCTCGAATACGCGCGCCGCCATTTCGGGGCCGCCTGACATGAGCCTGCTCACGCCTCTGGAAATCGGCATGGGCGGCTATATGCGCCGCTTCTACGCGCAGCTAGTCGCCGACACGCCCTCGATGCAGGAATACGTCACGCGCGGCCTCTCGAAGGCAATGGTGTGGGTTCCGGGCCGCATGATCGATCAAATCGAGGACATGCTGAAGGAATACCGGAAAAACGAAAACGACGCCGGGCCGGGCCTCTCCTCGCGCCTGCCGATTGTGTTCGTCGCGATGGCCAAAGATTTCATGCCCGCGCCGCCCGAATGGGGTATTGCGGTCGGCTCGCGCGTATGGGTCACGAATCCGGATGATCCGGAGCAGCGCGCGTTCAAGGTGCGCACCTCGTTCAACGAGTACCGCGCGCAGGTCGTCATCGCGGCGGCGGAAAAGCACACGGCGCATAGCCTCGCGATGCAGTTCAACCTGTTCGCCAATGGCGATGACGACGGCGGCGGCCGGCGCTTTACCTTCGATGTGCCGTTCGCCGGCATGACGCATCAGTTTCAGGCCGCGCTAGAACAGATCGACTTGGGCGCAGTGTCGATGCCCGTCGAGGTCAAAGACCTGACCATCTGCACGGTTGACCTCAACGTGCGCGCCCATGTGCCGCTATTCGAGGCCCCGAAAGACGGCGAACCGAATGATGGCAAGCCGGCCCCGTCCGGCTATCAGGTCGTGACCGAAGTCACGAGCGAGCAGGTTTTTGCGGAGACTGCCGCATGAGCGGGCCGATTCGTGTGCAGGCCATCGTCAGCGGCTATCAGGGCGCGGCGGTCAACCTGCTTGGCGCGCTCGACCCGAAAACGGGCCTGTTCATCGTCGCCAAGGAACAGGGTATCGACGAGCGCACAGAGGGCGCGCTCACCGTCTCGAACAACACGCGCTTGGAGGACCGCGACCGGCTGTTTGATGAGGACAAGCTGCAGCGCGCCATCCACCTGTTCTTTAGCCTCAGAGGTCAAGGGCTGCTCGAACTATTGCCCGCGGTCACGAAGCACGATCCGGGCACGCGTATCGAGTCCGACGGCATGAACGAGCGCGGCACCAAGTATCGTCTCGCGCCGGAAATGTCCAATGGAAACGTCGCTGTACTCGCGCTGATCGAGGCCGCGGACGTGGCGCTCGCGGCCGATACGACTGTTTCGAGTGCCGACGAAATCGCCGATATGTACGGCACGCTCGACGACTACGATAGCGACTGGGCAACCATCTAGCGCTTAGGAAAAGCGCAGCGCAGTAAGGGGAAATCACGACCTGAGAATTGGGCGGTCTGCAATTCGAGGTCACGATGACTACCGCCTTCAATCCGAAGCTCACCGCTGCCGGCCTTGCGCTTTTTCCTCAAGCGACGCAGCCGGGATTCTCGGTTACGCTCACGCACGTCGCCATCGGCACCGGCCTTTATACGCCCGCCGTCGATGCGAACGGGCGCGCCACGCAAACCGCGCTGACTGCTGAAGTCGCGCGCTACGCCATCACGAGCGGCTCGAATCCCGACAGCTATTCGGTACAGGTCGGCACGACCATCACCGACACCGACGACACCGGCCGCTCGCCCAATGGCAAGTCCATCGGCGAAATCGGCTTCTATTGCGGCAACACGCTGTTTGCCGTGTGGAGCCAGCCGAGCACGCCGCTGTTCGTCAAGTCCGCCACGCTCGATGTGCCGTTCGCGTACACGCTGGATATCTCGATTCTGCCCGCGGCTTCGGTCGTCGTCAGTGTGTCGACCGATACCACCGGCATGGCCTCGCTGATTAATCAGCACGAGGCCAAGACCGACCCGCATCCGGGCTATGTGCTCGAAAAGCGCGGCATGGGCGAGTGGGATACGAACGTCATCTACGCGACCGGCGCACATATCATCAATCCGGGCGATGGCAAGACATACCGCTCGCTGGTCGACAACAACGTCGGCAACAACCCGACTACCGCGACGACCAAATGGGAGCGATGGGGGCATAGCGTCGCGGAAATGACCGCGGAATTCATTCCGCCACGCGCAGGCGCGCAAGTGGGCGGCGCGACGACGACGGGCATGGTGCGCATCACCAACCCGGATTCGGCCTACTTCGCCTCGAACAGCAACCCGCTGACCGGCGCTTTCAAAATCGCCCTGCCCTCCGCTGCCGCTACGTTCAATACGCTGCTGCGCATGCGCGTCGAGCTATTCGACAACTCGACGGGCGAAGCGATTTCGATTTTCATTGCGGGCAACGCGACAAACACCTCGTTCGGTTGGGCCAGCGTGTCGGTTGCCGTGCTCGGTTCGCTGGCAGATCGTGACTTCACGGTGCGTTTCGGCAACGACGGCACCTCGCACTGCATCTGGATTGGCGAACTGGCTTCGACGTGGAGCTATCCGCGCGTGCATATCGCCGAAGTCATGGCGTCCTATAACTCCGACGGCGGCACGGTCGCACGTTGGGGCTTTGGATGGGCAATCACCTCGGTGACCGCGTTCGGCAACCTCGCCGTGACGAAGTCGGGCAACCTCGTCTTTGCGCAGTCCGATATCGCGCGCGTGGCGGGCCTGCAGTCTGCGCTTGACCTGAAAGCGCCGCTTGCCTCGCCGGCCCTCACCGGCACGCCGACAGCGCCCTCTCAGGCGGCGGCCGACTACACGGACAGAATCGCGACGACGAAATTCTTTTGGGATGCGTTTCTCGGTCAGGCATCCGCTGTCGCGCCCGCGATGAATGGCGCGGCCACCGTCGGCACCTCGACGAGTTTCGCGCGTGCGGACCACGTCCACCCGACGGACACCACGCGCGCTCCGCTCGCGTCGCCGACCTTTACTGGCACGCCGGCCGCGCCGACGGCGGCCCAAAACACGAATACGACGCAACTGGCAACGACCGCATTCGTGCTCGGCCAAGCCTCCTCGACGACGCCGAGCATGGATGGCACCGCGGCCGTCGGCACGGGCACGACCTTCGCGCGGGCCGATCACGTCCACCCGACCGATACGTCGCGCGCGCCGCTGGCGTCGCCGACTTTCACGGGCACACCCGCGGCTCCTACCGCCGCCGCCAACACGAACACAACGCAACTCGCGACGACCGCCTTTGTTCTCGGACAGGCATCGTCGACGACGCCGGCAATGGATGGCACGGCCGCGGTCGGCACCGGAACAACCTTCGCGCGCGCGGATCACGTTCATCCGACCGACACGACTCGCGCCCCGCTCGCCTCGCCGACCTTCACCGGCAACCCGGCCGCGCCGACGCCGACGAGTGGCGACAACGACACGTCGCTTGCGACCACAGCCTTCGTTCAGACGGCGGCAAACGGCTTCCTCTCGAAGTCGGTTGCGGGCGCGGTCGACGTGACGCTGACGGCCGCCGAGGCGGGCTACGCAACGATCAAATTGACCGGCGCAATCACCGCAAACATCAATGTGATTGTGCCCGCCGCGGCCGCGCGCTGGACTATCTGGAATGCGACCTCGGGCGCTTTCTCGGTCACGGTCAAGACTTCGACCGGCACGGGTGTCGCGGTGACGCAGGGTACGACGTGGCAATTGCTGTGCGATGGCACCAACGTCGTTGATGCGAACTCGGACTTTAAGGACATTGCCCTGACGGGCGTGCCGACGGCTCCGACCGCCGCCGCCAGCACGAGCACGACCCAAGTCGCAACGACCGCCTTCGTACTGGGTCAGGCATCGAGCACGACGCCGACCATGAACGGCACGGCCGCCGTCGGGACGGGCACGACCTTCGCTCGCGCAGACCACGTTCATCCGACTGACACCACGCGTGCGCCGCTCGCCTCGCCTACGTTCACCGGCACGCCCGCGGCTCCGACCGCCGCCGCTAACACGAATACGACGCAACTCGCGACAACCGCCTTCGTGCTCGGACAGGCATCGAGCACCACGCCGTCGATGAATGGCACGGCGGCCGTCGGCACGGGCACCACGTTCGCGCGGGCGGACCACGTCCATCCGACGGATACGACCCGCGCGCCCCTCGCCTCACCGGCGCTGACTGGCACGCCAACGGCTCCGACGCCTGCGCAGTTCGATAACGACACGTCGCTTGCAACGACGGCGTTTGTTGCGGCCTCTGGCGTGCAATTTAATCCGCAGACGCGTTATTACAGCAGCGCAACGCAACTGGCCCTTGCCGCTGCGGACGTTGGCTGCCGTCTCTTCTTCAACGGCGCATCCGATCAATCGGTTGTACTTCCTGACACTTCGAGCCTTCCGGTTGGCGCGACGATCTATCTTGCGCACGGGAACACCGTGGGGAAAAAGGTCACCGTTACCGCATTCGGTGGCGCATCGAATATCGACACGAATGGCGGAGCGCTTGTCGCAACGGCCACCATCCTGTACGGCGAGGACTTGATTGCAACGTGGTCGGGTGTGGCGTGGATGCTTTCAGGCACGGCAATTTTCCGCCTGATTAACTTTACGCTTGGCGCATCCCTAGTCTCATCCGGCTATCAAAAGCTGCCGTCTGGTTTGATTATCCAGTGGGGTGCGTTTGTGGGATCGAGTTCCGGTGATACCCCAATCACTTTTCCGCTTGCCTTTCCAACTGCCTTCTTACAAGGCTTTGTGAGCGGCCTCAATAGCGGAACGGGCGCATGGGGTGGCTACAACACGCCGACGAAAACCGGCATGAATGGAAACTGGTGGGCTGCCGCAAATACGCGCCAAAGCGGCACGGCGGTTTACCTCGTTATCGGATTCTAAATCATGGGTCAAAAACAAGCCGCATACGACGCAACCGGCGCTATCTTCGCCTTCTATGACACTGTTGATAGCCCTGCGCCGCAAGGCACAGCAGTCATCGACATAACCGATGCTGAATGGCAATTCTGCGTCAACAATCAACGCTCGAAAATCGTCATTGATGGCGCGCTCGTCGACGCGCCCCCGGTTGTCGTTCCGCTTGCTGATATCAAGAGCGGCCTCGTGCAAGGCATCGATAACCTCGTCGCGTCGATCTACTCCCAGTGGACTCGCTTTCAACAGGAATACCTCGAACGGCAGGCCGCCGCGCAGGCGTTCAAAGACGCCGGCTACACGGGCGATCCGGGCGTATGGGTGAGCGCGTTCGCGACCGCCGCGGGCATCACGAATCAGCAGGCGACCGACCTGATTATGGCGCAATCGACCTCGCTCAATGGCGCGCTCGCGACGCTCGGCGCGCTGCGCATGCGCAAGTACGAAATCATCAACGCGGCCGATGCAGACGCCGCGAACGCCGCCTATGCCGATATCACGGCAAAGATCAACCAGACGGCGGAAGCCATTCAGTAAGGACGGGTCGTGAAAATCGCATTCTTCAAGGGCACGCATCCGGGCTGGAAAGGCATTCTCGGCCGGCTCACGAAGTTTTGGACGGTCGGGCCTTACTCGCATTGCGAACTGGTATTCGGCGAGGCGGACGCAAACGGACTCTATACATGCTGGTCGTCGACCTTCCTCGACAAGGGCGTGCGCGAGGCGAAGCTCGCGCTCGATGCGGCTGACTGGGACGTGTTTGACCTGAGCCACTTGGGCGCAGCGCGCGAGGCCCGCGCACTCGCATGGTTCGAGGAAAACCGCGGCGCGCCGTATGACACGCTCGCGCTGCTCGGCTTCCTGTTCCGGCCGATCAAGGGCATGGGCAACATGTATTTCTGCGACGAGGCGTGCCTGAGTGCCTTGGGTTATGCCGAGGCATGGCGGCAAGACCCGAACGGGGCCGCGGCGCTGCTCACTTCTGAGATTGCGGAGGCCGCCTATGGCGTATAGCCCGGCCGCGACCGCCGCCTATGTGAAAGCGGTGCGCAAGTTCGCCGTGCAGACGCCCGATTGGGCCGATGCGATCCGCTATTTCACACTGCCCGACGAACGTTACGACCTGACGCTGGTTGCCAAGCGCGTGTATGGCGACCGCAACGAGTTCATGGCGATTTTTGCGGCGGCCGGCCTCGACACGCTCGAACAGGTGTTGCCGGAGCAGCAGCTTGTGCTGCCGACTGCCGCGCAACTCATGACCATCAAGAGACAAACGGGATATCTGACGGATGCCGAAGCGCGCGCTTTCCAATCACTTAATTGAGCGCGCTACCGCGCGGCTCGGCTCCGCCAAGCGCGAGGCCGCCGACGCGGCGCAGTTCGACCTAGAGCGCCGGCAGGCCGCCTCGACGATCCTCAATCCGAACGAGGTATCGGGCGAGTACGAGGCGAGCCGCCTGCTCATGACCACGCGCCGCGGCGACATGCGCGCGATCACGCACGCGGACCTGCGCGCGTTCCAGTCGAATATCTCGCAACTCAAAAAGAAGTTCGTCGGCGGCATCAAGGCGCAGGGCGTCATCGACTTGGCGCTCGATATCGACAAGCAGCGCGCCAACAAGGAAATCCGCATGGCGGTGCCGGCCTCGCTGCGTGGCGGCGTGGTGCATTTCATCACGAACGCCGGCCCGGATTCGGACGTATCGCGGCACCATGTCCACGTTCAGTTTCTGGACTTCGATGCGGTCGTGGGCGCGTCGCCGAACGATCCCAAGAAAATCGGCAAGCTCGTCGCGAACGGGCGGCTGAAGTTCGATTGCGATTGCGGCCGGCACACGTTCTGGTATCGCTACATCGCGACCATCGGCAAATACAACTACGGCCGGTCCGAGACGGGCTTCCCGAAAATCCGCAATCCGGGCCTAAAGGGCGTCGCCTGCAAGCACGCGCTGCGCGTGATGCACGTTATCCTCAAAGACGTGGCCGTACAGGGCAAGCTCGCGCAGCAAGTGCTCAAGGCGCGCGAAGTACTCGACGCGCGCCAGTTGAAAACCGAAAAGACGAAGGTCGCGGAACTGCGCAAAATGGCGGAGGTTCAGCACGGCAAGCGCACCGCCAGCACGAACCTCAAGACGAGCGCACAAAAGGCGCAGGAATCGGCGATGCGCAAGGCCCGCGCGGACATGAAAAAGGCCGCGGTCGACAAGGCCAAGCCGACCGATAATCTGCGGCAGGTTCAGATTCATGCGCAAAGCCTGCTCAAGCTCGGCGCGATCACTCAAGAGCAGTACGATCAGATTGTGAAAGGCGCACCGAAATGATTAACGAGATTCCCGTCGCGGTATCGCAGGCGTCGCGCACCGTGACGCTGAAGCATCCGAATTCGATGGATTGCACGCTCTACCGCAAGGTATTCACGCGCACCGCGCCCGGCGATGAAACGATGGGCGGCCTGCCGACTTTGGGCGGGCTTGGCGTGCTCAGTCCGGAGGACGAGGCGGAATTCACGTATGAGGCCGTCGGCGCGGCCAAGATTCTCATTACGTCGCGCTACGAGCAGCCGCTAGACCTTTCGGACCGGCGCGATTCGCTGCCGCCCGATACGGTCATGCAAGAGGCATTGATTGAGGCCCTTCCCGGCCCCGATGGCGCGCCGCCGAGCTATGGACCTAAGAAGTATGACCTCGTGGGCGTCGAGCCGGGCGGCGGCGTGCTGATTGGCTTTGAAATCGTCGGCGTGACGAGCAGTGTCGGACTCTACCCGTACACGACGAAATGGATCATCGCGCCGCGCGACGAACTGCACGACCTAACGCCGTGGAAAGAATGAGGGGTCAACGAGGTGTCGGTGGATGAAATACACGGCGTCTGCGAGCGGGCTTACGCGCACCGCGCCGCCCGCGAAACAGTCGGGAATGTGAACCGGCCCGACTCCTTTCGGAAGAATCATCACGTCGCCTGCGTCGAGGTCAAAGCCATGCGTGCGGGCAAGATCACGCAGCTTGTCGGCGCGCTCCTGATCCTCGCGCGCGTTACGCTCGATCAACGCGCGCATTTCCATGACCATGTCGGCATCGGCCCTAGTCGGCGGCGCGCTGTATGTGCTTGTGCTCGCGTTCCAGAAATCAGCCATGCTTTCTCCGCTTCGGTAGCGTCTGCGCGTAAGCGACGAGCGCGAGGCTCAACGCCTCACGAATCGCGCCGCGCGACTGGTCCGCACCGGTAATGGCCGCGAGCGCCGCGGCGGCGTCCGCATCGATCCACGTATTGATGCGCTGCTCACCGCGCGCGACCTTGTCGGCGTCGGAACGCGCGCGGCGCTGCGCGGGCGTCGGGCGCGGCGGCAGGCCCAATTCCGCATTCGTCGGGCGGCCCGGCCCGGCCCGCTTCGCTGCAACTGCAACTTTTGTCATAGCTCTACTCGCTTCAATTCCGATTCCTTGTATTCAGCGGCCTCGAACAGCACATTGACGACTACGCGCCCCTTGGCGTCGTAGTGCGCCACGCGCGCGAGATATCCGTCTTTCGTGCGCACCGTGTCGTCGTGTTCGAACACGCGCGGCGGCGGCTCGACGCCCTCGATACTCTGCTCAGGCTCACCGCCCGGCTTCATGGCCTTGCCGAACAGCGCAAAGCGCGCGGCGAAGCGCGCACCGCGCACGTCATTCATGAGGCGGTCGAGGCGTTCGAGCAGTGCGCTCGTGTCGCCGGCTGTGGCGAGGGCGGCCTGTAGCTCGCGCTCGATGGTGTCGAAGTGTTGGTGCATGGTGTCAGCCGTAGATGGCATTGCGGCCCGCGAGGCGGGCCGTGGTGCGGTTAGATTCCGTCGTCTCGGTCGTCGAGCATTGCGCCGCCCGGAACCGGGTCATCCTCGCCGGGAAGGTGCGACACGCTGTTATTCGCGCTGCGATAGCCGCCCTCCGCCTCCGGATAGAAGGCGCGGGCCTGCTCCTCCGTATCGAACGAGTCGATGAACTGCTTACGCGATTGCCCCGCGAGCACGCTCGATTCCGGGTACGTGCCCCACCCGTACACGACGACCGGACGGATATCGCCGCCCTTGTTCTCGATGGTGAAGCCGTCCGGATGCGCGCCCGGCGCGTGCGCGCGCTTGGCGGTTGCCGTGGCCTGCTCGATTTCTTTTTCGTTCATGATTGGACTCCAGTCGCCTTGTTATTCATGGCCGCGTCGATTGCCTCGCGCGCGGTGCTTCGCCAGTCACAGAGCGGGCCGAACATGCCCGCAACCCGATATTGCTCCTTAAACCGCTCGACCCGCGCATGCTCCGCAATCAGGAAGTCGAGCCGCGCGGTATCTGTCATTGCGGCCAGTTCGCGCCCGGCGCGAGCCTCGTCTGAAACATCGGCTTGAACTTCGGCGGCGGCGCTTTCACCGTTGCCGTGCTCTTTGCTGCTTTCGCCGTCGCGAGCATCGTCTTGTGCTCGCTCACGATGGATAGTTTGTTCTTGCGTGCCACTGTTTTCCTTCTGTTCCCTTTGATATGCGTCGCGGCGGTCGCGATACTCGCCAAGCCATTCCTCAAGCGTGTAGTCGTTGAGATACATCGTGTAGATGCTGTCCGCGTGCCAGTTGTCCGCCTCGCCCTCGGCGAAGTAGAAATACCCGCCGCCGTTGATAAGTTGCGCCGTACCGCCTTCCTTTTTGATGGCCGCATTCACGGCCCGCAGTGTGATATGTGCCATGTTCAGAACCCGAATCGCTTGGCGCAGATGGGACCGATGTTGTTTGCGATGCTCACCGGGTCCGTCAGTTCCCGGCCACAGCACGAGCAGCGGCCCGTTTCCTTGCCGTATGCCTCGGCTGCCGCTTTCGGGTCCGCGCAGACCTTCAGCACGGCCGCCGTTTGCGCCTCGCTGCAGTCGCGCGTGCTCATGAACTTGCCGCCCGCGACCTTGCCGAGATACGCGTCACCTTCCGTGACGAAAATCGCGCCCTTGTTCGCGCCGCGCGTCGCCAGCTTGAACGTGAATTCGCCGAGATACATTTTCGGCTGCTTCAGCCCGCTTTCGAGCGCGTTGTTGAACGCCGTCACGATGCGCTCAACGCCCGCGGCATCCACGTGCGCGGCGCTCAGGTTGCGGCGCACGGCCGTAAGCATGTTGTCCGTCAGCGTGCCGTGCTTGAGCAGGTAGGAATCGAGGGAGCGCGCGAAGTCATTGACCGGCGCGTGCTGGATGATCCACTTGATTTCAGGCGCATTCGATTTCAGTTGCATGGCACGCTCCCCGTTGGTGATTTACGATAAGTGTATGCGCTCACAACAATTATCGCAAGCGCCTTTTTCAGGCGGGCACGGCCTCCGCGTCGATCTGCTTTTTAAGTGCGCGCCATGCGCTGCTTTCACCGAAATACGGCTTGCGCTCCTCGTCGGTCGTGCAGGCCGCGAGCGCCGCGTCGAGCACTTCGAGGCGCGCCGATGCGTGCGCGCGCAGGGCGTTCGACTGGATCGAGCTAACCCAAACCGCAATCGAGCCGTCTTTCGCGATGGCCCCTGTGCCCCACTCCTCGCGGATCAGGGCCTGAATCGACGCGCTGCCCTCGAACGGTTGCGTACCGGCCGCCTCGCCTTCCGTCGGCAGGATCAGGGATTGCACTTTCTTGCTGAACTTCAGTTTCATGGTCTACCTCGATAGGTGGTTAAAACGAATCGCTCAGGTACGCGATCAGGTATCCGATGCCCGCCAGAACCGGCACGGCGAGCAGCGCTTTATCGAACAGGGTCAGCTTGCGCATGTCAGCCAATCCAGATGGTTGTCCAGACGTGCGGCAAGAACTCGCCATCGCGGTACTTCTCGCCGCGGCGCTCGCGGATGGTGACGGGCACGCGCCCGCCCCTTTCTTCCTGCCGGTCCGTCATGTAGTCCGCCGCGATGGCCCATGCGCGAGCGCGAGGCAAGTCCACGCCGCCGCCCCCGGTGAATTCGTGTTCCTCGCCGACAGGGATGCTCCAACGCGCGTGCAGTGCGAAATGCACGTCGCCTACGCGCTTTTTCTTCAGCAGCTTGACCGCCTCTGCGCGCGTCAAAAGGTGCTTGGTTTCGGTGATTTCATCCATCGCTCGCCCCCTGTTATGCGCCCGGCTCGCGGCGGGCAGGTTCCTTATTATTCGAAACGGATTTCTTTGCGGTCGCCGTAGTTCTCCGCGAGGATCATCACGCGCGGCGGCAGGGACATAACCTCCTCGCAACTCGCTTTGAGGCCGGTGAAATACGCCTCGTTGCCGCGGTCGAGCACGCGATAGTCCGAGCCGTGTTTCCCGACGTAATACCAATGCGCGCGGTCAACGAAGTGCTGAATCCAGTACGCGCGGAACTCGCGCGACAGGTCGGCGGCGTGCGGGACCGGGTCCGGCATTTCCGACACAAGGCGCATGCGCTCGTAGTCGGCGGCGTAGATGCGGTGCTTCACTTGCTTGCCGCTTTCCGGGTACACGGCGGTTCCTTGCTTCGCGCCGTAGCTCGTCAGAACCATGCGACGCACGTAAGCGCCGCCCTTGTGGTCCCAGTCGCCAAACACCCAGACCTCGTCGCCTTTCTTGAACTTCGCCGCCATGCTGGACCCCTTCCGTTTGTGATTTCCGTTTAGTGTATGCGCTCACAATAATTATCGTCAAGCGATTTTTGCAACAGGAAAACGGCCGGCGCTCGCGCGCGCACGCGCGAATGACAATGGCCTGATGGACTCCTATCTCAATATCCACAAGGCCGCCCATGACGGGGCATTCGGACACAACGCGCTCGCGCATCCGACGCCCGCCATGCAAGACGCCGGGAACTACAAAAAGGGCCGCGCCGTCGTGCGCGGTTTCCCTGTCGTCATCGAGAACCCGCGCGGCACGCTGCGCGAGTGGCGCGCCGCCGACGGCACGAGCGGCGCGAATCTGATGCGCTTCGACTACGGCTATTTCCAAGGTGTGAAAGGCGCGGATGGCGATGAACTCGACGTGTATCTCGGCCCCGCGCCGGAAAGCAACACGGCCTATGTCGTCAATCAATTCCTGCGCGGCTCGTTCGACGAGCACAAGGTAATGCTCGGATTTCCGGACCGGCGCACCGCCGAGGCCGGCTATCTGAGCAACTTCGACAGCGGTTGGCAGGGCTTGAATAGCTGCGTGCCCTGCTCTCTCACTCAACTCAAATGGTGGATGACATACGGCGATATGTCGAAGCCGCTTACGCCGGATCAACTCCCCTACGAGGAACGAAACGATATGCAGAAGGTAATTTGGGATAGCGCGAATGCGCCCGTGGGCGTCACGCTCGCGCAACTGCTCTACCGCATTCGCGAGCACGACGGGCGCGACAGCCTCATGTTCGATCCGCTCACGGCCGCCGACATTCTCGCGGACTCCGATGGCGTGCTCACGCTCGATGCGCTGGTCGTGCCGTATGCGAAGCTCGAACCGCGCATGGCGATTCTGAAAAAGGTCATGGACCGCGCCGTTGAAGGTTTGAGCGTCGCATCGTTTCAGATTACCGAGCCGTTCTCGCAGAAAGGCACGACCAACGTCGCGGCCGTGTTCGAACTGTCCGACGGTCAGACGCTGTCCGTCTTTTTCCACAATCCCGACGTGACGCCCAAAAAGATCATGCCGGGCGATGACCTCGTTTCGTGGAAATGGATGCTCAACAAAAAAGACGTGACAATTGCGGTCGCGCCGGAGCGCGGTCGTGACCTGAACGTGCGCAACGTCGCGCTGCGCGTCATGAGCCTTGCCGGCAAGAATAGCTCGCGCTTTGCGTCGACCAATGCCAAGCGCGCGGAGCGTATGGCGACCATCGACGGCCTGCAAAAGGAATTCGCCGAAAAGGAAACCGTGCTCGAAGCGCTGACAACCGAGATTCAGCAGCTTGAAGCGGTGGTAGCGGCCAAGCCTGCCGCGGCACCTGCACCCGCCGCCGCGCCGACGCCTGAGCCGGGTATCGAGCCGGAAACGCCTGTAGCGCCCGCAATCGAGCCGCAAGTGCCCGCCGCCGACGGCAAGCCCGACCTCACGTATCGCAAGGTCGATGACATGTTCACCGTGTTCTATCCGGAAACGCCCGCAGGCGAAAAGGCATGGGCCAGCATCGCGGCGCATACCGACGGCACCGGCAAGGTTTTGCATGCTCAGGTCGATGGCACGATTGAGCAATTGCGCGAAGCCGGCTATACCGTCGCGCCTGCCGCCGAACCTGCCCAAGGCATCGACGATATCCTCGCGGAACTCGACGAACCCGCCGCGCCGGCCGCCAACAAGGTCTATACGGAACAGGAAGCCGCCGAACTCGAAGCGCGCGCCGCCGCGCTGCGCCCGCAAATCGAAGCCCTGAGCGATACCGAACTGGCGATGATGGCCGCGACCGCGCCGCTGTCCATCGGCGGCTTTGACGCGCTCGTGACCGGCAAGGATGCGAGCGGCGACAAGCGCGCGCGCCTGATCGACAAGATCATGGCGAACCATCCGGACGATATTGAGGCGTCGCTGACGCGCTGGCGCGAGAACTATGCGCCGGCTGCACAGCCGGCCGCGCCTGAAGCGCCCGCCGCCGTGTCTATCGACGTGGATTCGCTGCCGGCCGCCGTCACTGACGATATGCCGTTCGCGAACGCCGACAACGACGCGCGCTGGCTTGTGATGAACGCGCCGCGCCCGCTCGTCGGCGATTCGGTCAACGAAAACGGCCCGTTCCTCGAAGGCCGCTTTTGGGCGCTTATCGACCTGACGGATTCGGGCGCGGCGCTCGCTATCGAAACGAATCGCAAGCTCGCAGCCAAAGCGGTTTTTTATGCGACCAAGGCGACTCAGGATGGCATGGCGCTCCAAGCGATGCGCCCGGAATATGCGGAGCGCTACATGGAAATGCCCGACGACGAGCGCGGCGATATTCTCAAGCCGTTCGTGCGCAAACTGAACGAGGGCAAGACTTACGGCGAACTGAAGGCGCTCGCCGCCAAAGGTATGCCGACAGCACCGGAAGCGCAGACCGAGCCGCAGCCGGACCCGGCGCAGGTCAAGGCCGCGCGCGAACAGGCCATCAAGGATGCGCTGCTCGCGCTCGGATGGGAGGACTTGGGCTACGGTTCCATCGCGCGCACGATCCGCGGCGGATTCAAGGGCGGCATGGTCAACCCGGAAGGCCTGCGCCGCCTGTTCCCGCGTTTTAGCGAACCGGTTTTGCAGGCCGTATTGGGCGAGGACAAGGTTCTCGTGAGCGTGATGATGGGCGACAACGAAACGCCTGAAGCCATCGCGAAGAAATTCGACGATGCCGTGACGGCCATCGACAAAGACGCCGTGCCGGACATGACGAAAGAGGAGAAAGTCGCGCGCGCGAACGAACTGGGCGCGGCAGCATTCGCCGCGGGCAAAAAGCGCGTTCCGGCAAGCGACGCGGCAATCACGCCGCTGCTCGGCGGCGGCGCGGCCAATGACGTGCTCAAGGCGTGGCTTGCTGGATGGGATAACGCGAACCTCGCCGCGCCTGCGTTCGACGCGCAGGAAATCGCCGACCAATGGCGAATCATGCCGGACGCTCGCCGCATCGGATTGCTGACGGCGGCCGGTATTCCGGCAACGTCAATTGAGATTCTGAAAAATAAACCTTTCGAGGACATGCCGCGCGAGCGCCAATCCGCACTTGCGGCGGCCCTGCTCGCGGAGACGCCCGCCGCCGCGCCGGAGGAACCGGCCGCGCCGACCGTACCCGATGGCGTGCGTCGTGCCGTAGAGGGCGCGCTTGAAACCCTGCGCGGCATCAAGTCGGGCATCGACGATGCCGCCGCGCTCGAACAGAAAATTGGCGGCAACGGCCGCTATCAGGCTGACGCCCTGCGCAACCGGCAAACCGATATCGAGCGCGCACAGGAAACGCTTGCCGAGTTCCGTAAGCATGCGCCGGACAACGGCATCGACCCCGAGGCGTTCATTGCCTCGCTCGGCGGAGAGCCGGACCTGACGCCGAGCGAGGCTGCGGCCGAATGGCTCAAGCCGAAGGAACCGGCCGCGCCCGCATCGGCACCGGAACCCGCGCCGGCACCGGAGCCGCAAGCGCCCGCCGCAAACCCGGATATCGACTACATGCAGTCGATCATCGACGGCGGCGCGGACCTCGCGGACCCGGCTATCCCGGCACGGCTGAAACAGATTCACGCCGACAACGCGGATAACGCCGACGTGCAGGCGCTTTTCAAAGAGGCGGTCAAGGCGTACAGCGCTTACGCCATCGCAAAGGCAAAGGCGAAGCTGGCATGACGAACCCCGCCGATAACGCGGCAGTCATCGAGAACCTTCGGGTTCTCTTTGACGACGCACGAGGCTTTGACCTCGACACCGTAATGCTTTCTGGCGACGTGCTCGCGGGCGTAGGCGCGCTCGACGCGGCGCGCGCGGAGGGTGACGCCCTCGCTGAACTGCAAGCCGCTGAAGCGCTGATGGCGCTGCTCAAACGCCTGATGACGCCCGCGCGCGGCGTGATTCTGCAGAACCGCGACCGCAGCACGCCGGCCATGATTGCGCAGATGAACTCCATTGCCAGCGCACCGGACTATTACCGCGTCGCGCCGACGAAGGAATTCGCAAGCGGCACGCCTATCGTGTTCGGCAATGGCGACCTGTTGCCCGCAAAAATCGCCTTTGGCCGCAAGGATAAGGCCGTTGCCGCCGACGGCCGGCGCTTTGCCGTGCAGTACGCCGTCGTCGAGGCTAACGACCTGCTCACGAGCAACACCGCCGACGGCATCGCGAACGCTGACTACACCAACGGCGTGCCCGGCAAGCTGCGCGCCATCGCCGGCAATGGCCGCCTCGCGGGCCTGAAAGCGGCCTATGCGCGCGGCACGACCGACGACTATCGCGCGGAACTCGCCGAGGACGATATGACGGGCCTCGCGAGCGGCGCGCTCGATGCGTTCGACGCGCCTATCCTCGTGCGCGTGATGCGCGCCGAGGACGTGACCGAGAACATCGGCGATATCTCGAACCAGCGCGGCACGTCCGACCTCTCGCCCGTCGAGCAGGCGCAAAACGACGCGAAGCGCATCGACCTCGCCGATATCGACGTTGCCGACGACGGCAAGCCGACCGAAGCAGCCGCGCTGGCGTTCATCGCCTCGATGCCGGAGAGTGAGCGCAACAACCTGATGGACGGCAAGCATCCGGGCCAAAAAGCCTATGACAGGCTGATGGCGACCGTCTTTTGGAAAGCCTACGACGATCCGGAGCTAGTGCGCCTGTACGCTCAGTCGGTCGATTCCGAGATCAAGACGATTCTCGGCGGCATGGCGAGCGCCGCGGCCGAACTCGCGCGCCTCGATGGCGCGGGCGACCTCGATATCCGCGGCGTGGTGACGGAGGCCGCAAACCTCGCGGTCAATGCCAAGCGCCAAGGCGTGAAGCTGGCGGACTTCGCCAAGCAAACGGACCTCACGCTATCTCTCGACATGATGGAAGTCGTGCGCATGTTCGTCGAGAACATTCGCAGCGCAAAGAAGATTGGCGAACGCCTGCGCGCCGCCGCGCGTTTCGCCTATGAAGAATTCACGAAGGAGGATTCCGACATGTTCGGAGCCGTGGAAAAAGCAACCCGCTCCCAAGTTCTCGACCGTCTCAAAGCGGAGCCGGTCGACAACACCGTTTCGCTGTTCGATTCAGTCGATCCGCTGCGCGCGCTCGAACTGAGCGGCAGTCTGCTCGAAAAGGTCGAGGCCCTCACGAGCGCGAGCGAGGACGATCCGCTCGCCGTGCTCACGCTGTCCGATGAAATCCTCGCGATCATTCGCGAACTCGAAGAATCGGACGCGCCGTCCGCCACTGCCGACGATGACGCGGACCTCGCCGGCACTGCCGTAGTGGACTCGGCAGGCAAGCCGCTTGTCGTTTATCACGGCACTAATGCGGAATTCGATACGTTCGACCCGATGGCCGCAGGAAAGAACCGCGCAGCGCCGGGCCTCGACGCTATCGGTTCGTGGTTCACCGATGATATCGAGCAAGCCAAGCGCTACGGATCGACCATCAAGGCGGTCAAGCTGCGCATGACGAAGCCGTGGCGCTTTTCGACGTTCGCTGACCTCAAGGAGGAATGGACTGACTTCAATTCGTCGAAGGGTATGCCGAAAGAAGTCAAGGAACGCAACGCGAAAAACGCGCATCATGGCGACCCTGCGCGCTTCGTCGATATGGTCCGCCGCATGGGTTACGACGGCATCATTATCGAGGCGCATTCGAGCGAGAGGAGCACGGAATTCGCTGGCGGCAACACGTATATCGTGCTCGACGGCTCGCAAGTAAAGCCCGTCGAAACGATTGCCCCTGAACCCGCACCGACCGCGACGACGCCGCACGATAACGACGCGTGGCTGCTGCCGACCGACGAAATCGGCGCGCTCGCGGATACCGACTACGCTGCTATCCTCGCGCGCCTGCAGGCGCAGAACAAGCACGCCGAGGCGCTCGCGCTGCGCGCCGGTCGCATCGGCACGGATGCGCAGCATCAGGAAGCGCTCGCGATCATGCGCGGCCGTGACGCCGCGGGCTATCTCACGCCCGAATTGAAGGCCCGCACCGATGCCCTGCTCGCCTCGTTTGGCGATGGCAAGGCGCAGGCTGAAGCAGAGCAGCAGGCCGAGCAGCAAGCCGCGGCGCAGCCCTCCTCCTACACTCCAAAGCCTGACGCCATCATGCAGACCTATATCGCCATCGCCGCCGACTCTATCGCCAAGCTGCGCCGCGTGGACGTGTACCGCGTACTCAGCGCCGTGCGCTCCGACAACCTCGACGGCGTGACGCGCTCTGACCTCGCAAGCTGGATCGTCACGAACCGGCCGGACCTGCTCAACGAGGTAACGGACGTGATGGCCGAAGAATGGCCGCAAGACGGTTGGAGTGCGCCGGTCGACGCGCCTAACGCAGCGGGACAAGAGCGCGCCGCGGCCGTGGCGGCACCGCTGCCGCCCGGCGCAGTCGAGGTTCCGGCCATTGAGCCGGAGGCCGTGCCGGCACCGGTCGTCAATCCGCAGCGTGCCGCTGACCTTGCTTACTTCCAGTCGGTCACAGCCGAAAAGGTCGACATGTGGGACGACCAACTCGCCGACAAGCTCGAAGCAATGATCGGCAACTATGCCGGCGACGCGGAAATGACGGACGCATGGACGCAGGCGGTCAACGCCTATACGAATTTCATGGTCAACGCCATGAAAGCGGCGGCGTAAGCCGTAGGAAAAGCGCCGGGAAGGTGCGCGCTAGTCGGCCTCGATACTCAGAGTCGGGCCAACTACACCCTTTCCCGGCGACCAATGACACTTTTATTTCTCGACGACGCGAGTAACGTCGCGTCCGACCTGCAGCGCCTGCGCCTCGCGGGCGAAGCGGGCAAGCTCATTACTGAGCGTGCCGCGCTGACTTCCGACACCGCCGACGTGATGCGCGCGCTGAAAATCGGCAAGCGCCTGCGCGAAATCGCGCTTGCACTGGGCCTGCGCGCCCCGCCTGCGCCGGCCCCGGCTCCCGTTTCTGCCCGCACCGAACCGACCGCCGAGTTTTATCCGGAGGAAGGCAAGCGCACGCTCGGCCAGCGGCAGAAAGACAACAACGCCGCCATCGCGCTCATGCGCGAAATCAAGGCATCCGGGCGCGCCGTGACAGATGCGGACCGCGCCGTCCTCGCGAAGTATTCGGGCAGCGGCGGCGGGTTGACGGCCGCTGACGGCCTCACCGGCTCCCCGCACGAGTACTACACGCCCAAGGCGATTGCATCGGCCATGTGGGACTTGATGGGCGAACTGGGTTTCAGCGGCGGCAGCGTGCTGGACCCGTCCGCAGGCAGCGGCGTATTCACCGCCACGCGCCCGAAATCGGCCGTCATGACGCAAGTCGAACTCGACGAGACGAGCGGCACCATCAACGGCCTCATCAACGACGGCCCGACGGTCACGACGACTGTATCGCCGTTCGAAGCCATTGCAGCCGGCACGCCCGACGAGATTTACGACGCGGTTATCACCAACGTGCCGTTCGGCAACAACGCGATGCGCGGTGGCAACGAGAAGAAAGACGCGCGATTCCAGAAAGCGAACCTGCAAGAGTACTTCGTGCTGCGCACGCTGCAGAAGTTGAAGCCGGGCGGCCTCGCGGCGTTCATCGTGCCGAAATCGGTCGTATCGGGCACGGGCGCGAAAGAACAAAAGCTGCGCCTCAATGCGTCGCTGATGGCCGAATTCGTGGGCGGCTATCGCCTGCCGAACAGCATTTTCACGACCGCGGCCGCGGACGTGACCACCGACCTGATCGTATTCAGGAAGTTCTCGCGCGAGACGGCGCAAAAGGTCGAGGAACTGCAGCAACAAAATCCGGCGCTGCTCTCCGAATCCAAGGTGCTGTGGGATGAATTCTTGTCCGGCAAGTACTTTGCCGGCGCAGGCCACAAGTACATTCTCGGCGAGGAAGGCACGACCAAGGGCAAGTATGGCGAGGTCGCGGCGGTCATCAACGATGACACGATTGCGAACATCGCCAAGATGATCCGCCGATTCCCCGGCTCGCATATCGACTGGGAACTGCTCAACGCGACTGAAACCGCGCCGATCCTCTACAAGGATGGCGACGTGATTCGCGCAAGCGGTCAAACCTTGCAGATGAAAGACGGGCAATGGGTCGCGCTCGATTCGAAGCTCGCCGCAGACGCCGAAATGGTCGGCATCGGCACGAAGGTGCAAAGCGCGCTCGATGCGGTCAATAACGGCGTGACGTGGTTCGAGGCATCGGGCTATGTCGACTACGCGACCAATAACGGCGACTACGGCAATATCCCCGACTGGCTGCTCGCGACGCGCAAGGCCATCGACACGCTTGGCGCGGGCGACATGCAGCCGTGGTGGGAGGCGGTCGCGGCCGGCATGGCGGCGATGAACCTGATGCAGGATGCGAGCAGCGTCGAGCCGCTCAACTACGTCGACACCTACCCGACCCTGTCGGCGCAACTCGCCAAGGTGCAGAGCTACGGCGGCAAGACCATTGCGAAGGGTTCGCGCCTCGTCAAAGACGCGCTGCTGTCGATTCGCAGCGTGCGCAACAAGGGCGAATTCACGGCGTTCTGGCGCGGCGAGATTCAGGCGAATATGGAGGCGGTCGCGCTCACGCCGACCCAACTGTACGAAAAGGTCAAGTACGAGGCGGAGGACGAAACCGGGTACGTTCCGGTTGAAAAGCTGCGCGAAGCGTTCTCGGACTTCGACCCGCTGACCTCTGACGAGTGGTGCATTTCCGCCGACGGCCAGAGCGTCACGAGCGCCGCGGACTACTACACCGGCAGCTATGCGACGTTCCTCGCGCAGGCCAATGCGGACCTCGACGCGGCGACCGACCCGGACGTGCGCGCCAAGATCGTGCGCCAGATCGAAGCGGCCAAAGAGCGCATCAACGTGGTTGACGTGTCGAAAATGACCTTCAGCCTCTTTACGCCGCACGTCACCAACCTGCAAAAGCTCGAATTCCTGAAACAGTACGTGTCGAAAGACATTTTCCTGACGACGGATGCGAACGGCCGCGAGGTTTTCGACATCAAGCAATCCAAGCCCGGCAGCTACGCGAGCGCGGAGGACATGGCGACCTACAAGGCGATGCAGCGCTTTGTGAAGGGCTATCTGAAGAACCAGAACATCACGACCCAGTCGAAACAGATCGACGTGGAGTCGGACCCGGAGCGCGAGGCCGCGCTAATTCAGCGCATCAAGGGCATTGCGGATGCGGCCAAGGCGCAATTCGACGCATGGGCGCGCGCGAACGAGGAAATTCAGGTTTCGCTGCACAACAAGCTGAATTCGCCCGACGCGCTGCGCTTTATCGAGGAGCCGGACGGCACGCCGCTCGATATCCCCAATCTCAATACGACGACGTTCCGCCCGCACCCGTACCAGTATGCGGCGGCGCGCAAGTACGCGCGGCACTTCTCCGGCGTGCTCGGCTTTGACGTGGGCCTCGGCAAGACGCTCACCTCGCTGGCGACCGTGCAGTACACGCAGGCTATCGGCGTGAAGAAAAAGACGGTTTTCGTCGTGCCGAACTCGACCCTCACGAACTGGAAAAAGGAAGCCGGCAAGGCGTACCTCGATACGTCCGATTGCCTGTTCGTCGGCATCGTGCAGGGCAAGAACGGCAAAGACAAGGTCGATAACGCACAGGTCAAGGCTGACCTCGGCGTGATTCGCGAGAACCGCCACAGCAAGATTTTCATGACGCTCGAAGCGTTCAAGCTGATCCCGCTGCGCGAGGAGACGCTCGACGCCTACGTGCAATACCTGACGGAAAACGACGACGCCTATCTGCTCGCGGAGGAGGACGAGAGCAAGAAGCGCGCGAACATCGCCGCCGATTCGAAGGCCGCCAAGGCGAAAACGCTCGGCGAGAAGTCCGGCGCACTGCCCTACTTCGAGGACATGGGCATTGATTCGCTCGTGCTCGACGAGGCGCACAACTACAAGAACTCCAAGATGACCTCGTCGGAGTTCAAGGGCGCGAAGTACCTCGCGGACCCGTCCAAGTCGCAACGCGGCATGGATATGCAGGCGAAAGCATGGTACGTGCGCGGCCTCACGCCCCGAAACGACGGCGTGCTATCGCTCACCGCGACGCCCGTCACGAACAGCCCGCTCGAAGTCTATTCGATGCTGACGCTGGCACTTGGCGAGCGCGAAGTCAACAACATGTACGGCGTCAACGGTGCCGATTCGTTCATGGCCGGCGCGTGCGATATCGAGGAGCGCAACGAGGAGAACATCGTCGGCATGCTGCGCCCGGTGCGCGTCTTTACGGGCCTGCAAAACGCCGGCCTCTTGCGTCGCCTGCTGCAAACGTCGGCGCTCATCAAGACCGCGGCAGACGTGAAAGCCGACGGCATCAATATTTCGGTGCCGGAATACGAGGAAATCGCCACGGGCGTCGATATCGGCGAAGAAGCGTTCGCCCGCATCATGGCCTACAAGGATGAATACCTCGACGCGGTCGAGGCCATGAAAGCAGGCGGCGCGTCGCCGGAGGAGAAGCTGGCGGGCAGCCCGTTCAACCTGATCCGCAAGATGACGCGCGTCATCAACGATCCGGAACTGGATAAGGGCATTTTCACGTTCAAGTTTGATGCGACGCAGGCTGAAGGCGCGCAAAAGGCGGTCGCGGCATTCAACGCGAAAAACCTCGTCGAGGAGCGCGATTACGACGATCCGAACGCCGACCCGGCTGACGTGAAAACCAAGATCGTGAAGGACACGGAGACAGGCGACGCCATCGCCAAATTCCTCGTGACCGTGCGCGCGCGCATCAACGGCGGCGATATCGAACTGCTGTCGGTCGATTACGCGACGCAGGACGTGCTGCTCAAGCTCCTCGAAAAGGAAGGTATCGAGCCGGGCATCAATATCAGCCCCAAACTCGCCGCCGTCATCGAGAACGTCAAGGCGGAAGCCGCGACGCCGCGCCATATGGGCCACGCCAAGCAGATCATTTTCTGCGACGAACTGAGCCTGCATCACAAAATCCGCATTGCGGTGGCGAACGCCATCGGCCTGTCGCTCTCGAAGGTCAAGGTCGTCAATGCCGTATCGGTTGACGTGGCGGGCATGCAGGACGTACAGGACGGCTATAACGCCGACGGCGAGGACAACAAGTACGAAATCGTCATCGCCAACAAAAAGGCGGAGGTCGGCATCAACCTGCAAAAGGGCACGCAGGCTATCCACCATATGACGATTGGATGGACGCCGGACTCGATTCATCAGCGTAACGGCCGCGGCGTGCGTCAGGGCAACCCGGTCGACAGCGTCAACGTGTACCACTACGACGCGGACGGCACCTTTGACGCCTACAAGCGCAAGCTCGTCGGCATCAAGGCGGACTGGATCGGCTCGCTCATGCAAGGCGACTCCTCGAAAATCAAGATCGAGGGCGATATGTCCTCGTCGGATTACGAACTGCTCGCCAACGCCGTGGGCGATGCCTCGGCGATGGACCGCATCAACGACGAAATCGCGCTGCGCAACAAGCGCGCTCGCGCGGCGACGAGCCGCAACACGCAGCTTCAAAGCGTGCGCATCATCGAGGCGCAAATGAAGTGGCTCGGGCGCTTCGGCGCTGACGAGCGCGGCGACGAGCGCCAAGGCTTCTCGGCATGGGTCAACTCGAAAATCGCCGTCGTCAACGGCACACGCGAGAAAATCTCGGCGCTGCAACTGCGCCTGTCGGAAACGAAATCCGACCTCATGGCGGCACGCCTGCGCAAGCAGATTACGGAACTTGCCGGGCTGCTCGAATCGCAACTGAAGGTACTGGATGGCCTCGCTACCGATTCGAGGGGTGTCGCGCAGGCGCGAAACGGCTATTCGACGATCACGGACGCGGAGCGCGCATCGCCCGCGTATGCGAACTACAAAAAGGACTTGAACATCGCGCAGCGCATGATGGACGAGGCTGCCGTGTCGTTTAACAACCGCACCGACGACGGTTATTCGGCCGATGCGCTCGACCAGTTCCGCGCGGGCGACGCGCAGATCATCGGCGGCACGCTCGTTGCCGTCGGCTCATTCGTTGAGCATCAGGGCAAGCTGCTCGTCGTGCGCAAGCCGACTCGCCACGGCGACACCGCCCTGCTCGGCTTCGATCCGTCCAATCTGCGCGATACAGACCTGCTGCGCTTGACTGGCGCGACGTTCATCGCGCGCGGCGGCGAGGGGTGGAGTGAGGCAGTTTCGCGCGCGGTCGCGGCCGATGTGGCGACCATCGAGGCAAATTCGGACGGCTTCAGCGTGGACAGCGTGAACCTGTATTCGATGCTGGTTTCCGACGTGCGCGACGCACTGCCGGTTTCGATTCCATCTGGCTCGCTCTGGCGCGACTCGTTCTCTTTCAAGCCGCCCTACTTCCCGTATGTGCTCGAACAGAATGCCGCGGGCGGCGCGCTGATTGAGCGCATCAAGGGCGAGCAGGCGTCGATGATCGTTTCGCAGAGTGAGCGCTATGTGACGCTGTCGGACCTGCGCCTGATCGGTCCGAGTATCGGCACGAGCACGGCGGCGCGCGCGGCGGCTATCCATGCCTACTGCCTTACGCACAACCTGCGCGCGAGCGGTAAAGACCTGACCTCGATTGACTCGCGCCTGACACTTCAGGAAGTGATTTCGAGCCTCGAACTCGACGACGCATTTTTCAAGGCCCTGCCCGATGGCGTCGCCTCGTGCAAGACGCCGGAAGAACTGGATGCGTGGGCGCTCGCGTGGTTCAACAGCAAGACGGCATGGCTCGAAGTCAACGACCTGTCCAATGTGCTCGGCTTCGAAATGCGCCGCTACCGCGAGCAGCAAAACAAGATCGACGACGGCCGCGAGCGTTGGGTCATCGTTGGCTCCGATGCGCGCTATGCCCTCAGCGGACCGGCCAAGGCGATACTGAAAACTGCCATCGAGGGCGGGCTATTCGTGTCCGAGATTCTCGAAGCGTCGTCGCGCAATTCGTATGCTTCGTACATGCCTGCGACGTTCCTCGCCGATGGCGTGAGCCGCAAGCTCGCCGAAATCCTGTTCGAGGAGGGCAACCACATCGAACTGAAGGTGGGCGTTGATGACGTGCGCGCGGCGCTGATGGTGCCGAAGTCGGCGCGCCTGTATGTCGAGACGTGGGCGGATGCCATCAGCATGGCGATGGCGCTTTTCTCCGGCTCGTGGGCGGCGATGGTGGGCTGGGCGAAGGTCGCACGCGCGGCGCGCGCGGCGGACGCGGCAGGCACGGACGTGAAGGGCATCCTCGCGCTGCTCGAACAGCAGCCGGGCGTCATTTCTGCGCGCATTGCAACGGAAGATTATTACTTTCCGGGAGATAAGTGGACGCGCGCCTCGTTCATGTACGAAGCTGGCAAGTATGTGAATCTCGCTCTCGTGCAAGGCGGCGCGGCCTCGAACAAAATCGCCGTCAAGGGCGCGGCGGGCCTGCAAGGGCGCACCTTCAACAGCAGCAACAAGGCGTTTCGCATCGCCGTGGAAAGCGGCAAGACGTTCAGCAACGGCGCTCCTGTAGCCTCTCTGGAAAGCCTGCTGACGCATCTTGGCCTGAGCATGGCGGACTATCAGGCGTAATGCACCGGCCGCCGCTCGACACGGGGCGGCGGCCTCTCACACAGGACATTGAGCCATGACGATTACGGCTTACAAGATGGACCCTGCATATCTGCAGGCGAAGCAGGCGGAGTATCAGGCGCAGGTCGGCGCGGGCGCGGCGCTGCTGCCCGTGTTCGTTGCGCAGACCGCCAAGGTGCTCACGCGCGACAAAAAACAATACCTGCGCTATGGCCCCTACTGGTGGGCGATCAAGCGCATTCTGATCGAGCAAGGCGTCGGCGTCGGCACGTATCAGGAACCCATTTGGGCGAATGAATACGCGTGCGAGACGCCGGAACTCACGTTGATTGCAGCGTGGGAATTCTCCGACGACTCGACCTCATGGGGCGTGCAGACACGCGAATACGACCTCACGGACGATATCTCGATGCTCCTCTATGACCCGGATATGGAGGAGCCGAAGTAAGGCATTGCAACGCGAAAGGGGGTGGTCCTATCTCGACCCGCGCCAAGCGGCGGATATAACGAACGCCTCAACGATTGCCCGGCCCCGCGCCGGGCTTTTTTTGTGCCCGGCCCCAACCCAGTGCGGCGGGCCGCCCGTAGTCCGCGTACTTGATTTTCAGCCAATCGCGCGAACGCCCGCGCTGATAGGGCGATGCGAGCCGCTTCGCTACGATCCCCTCAAGATCGCGCGCCTTTGCTTGCTCGAATACCCATTGCCCTGCGCCAACGATGCCGCTCGCGACGATCAAGGTTTGC